GTAGAACGGAATAAAAAATACGAAGTTAGATGGGTTTGGTATCATACAATTTTAGCAATAGAATTGTTAATAACTAATGTTTTATTAATATGGATATTATTTAAAATATATGACTTACATACTTAGTATCCAAAAGGATCTAAATGATTGAAAAATTGGCTCATAATCATGAATATGTTTTTGAGATATTATATCATTTCAATTGTGGTAATGAAGAGTGTGGTAAGTGGTGGAGTTATGCAAAAACTCCTAATAATAAAGATGAAGTATATAAACAGAAAGTAGAAGCTATGACTTGTCCACATTGTGGAACAAAAGGTTCTCTAAAAATAAAGGATAAATTTTTAAAAAATATTTAAGGAATAAATGCAAAAAAAGCTATTATTAGTTTTTGTAATGATGGCGACATGGATAGTTGTAAGTTGTACAACAACATCACAAACGGGGTGTTATGGATTTTGGGAAGATAATAAATGGGGATTAAAAAGGGGAACTATAGTTGGAAAAAATGCTAATTATAAGAAGCCTTATCGACAATGTGTAGATGAGGATAATCATATATTAAATAAAGAAAAAAGACCTTATGGGTAATTATGTTTAATAGAAATGAAATAATGTTTTGGGCTCTTACACTTGCTATGGGTTTATTTTTAGCATACACTTGTAGATTGGAGGCAGTAGTATTATGAATATCTGGGTAGAATATTTTAAAGTTCCTGAAAGCAGTAAAAATAATCATGCTCAAATGAGAGAAAATCTTAAATGGGATCCTCCAGAACCTGAACATATAATGAAAAGATTTTGTCAATCAAGAGAAGATGCAACTACATTTGCTAATGCGATGTTACAGCAAGGGTACAATGCTACTATAAAAACGGACGGTGGGTGGAGAATTTAGAAAAAAAATCACTTATAGAGTTAAAAACAGAACATTCTACTTATGGAGGTCAAGATTTTTATGTTGAAACTGTATTACGATATAAGACTCCTGATGGATACACAGGTAGTATAGTAAAAATTAGATCAAAAAAGGAGAAATGAAAAAAAATAAACGTGTAAGACAAGAAAAGTCTATTAAAAGGCTTGAAAACACCCTTAAAATGCATGAAGCTAATGCAGAACTAACAGTTGCTATTATGCAAGATAAAGTACTTTCTACCGGCTCTAAAGACAAAGTAGAGTCTGTTAGAAAGAAAAAGATAGAACGAATAAAGAAAACAATCGAAAACACAAAGAAAAGAATGTTATAAATATAGAACATACGGTTGATTTGTTATTCATGGAATCGTTAACAACCCGGAGAATTACATGTTAAAAAAGGTTTATGCTTTTTTGATGGTAATTGTCGCAACAATACTGATACCAGGAGTTGTAGGAGTACCACTTGGAAAATCAAGCACAAAAATTGTTATTCCACAACTGCCATCAGTCTCATTAGTCAAGACACAATCAATTAAAAATCCTAACTTAGATATAATCGTGCAAAATCAGGAGCAAATTACGTGTTTGGCAAAAAATATTTACTTTGAAGCGGCAACCCAATCAACTGCAGGAAAATTAGCAGTTGCATTTGTAACAAAAAATAGAGTAGATTCAAATCATTTTCCCAGTACTTTTTGTGATGTAATATATGAAGGTCCTCATTATGGGACATCCAAAAAGAGATCGATGCCAGTTTTCATGGTATTGTGATGGAATGGGAGACAATCCAAGAGAAGGATATGGTTGGAGAAATTCTCAATCAGTAGCTAAATGGTTTTATGATCATAAAGACAGACTTATGGATATAACAGATGGCGCAACGCATTACCATGCTAATTGGATGGAAAAATTTCCTAAGTGGTCGAGAAAATATAAAAAAAATGTAACAATTGATGATCATATATTTTATAAACGGAGTTATAATTTTTAGAAAGTAGATTATGATTAATAATGTAGATGTGAAAATTCCTCAGCATGAAAAAGGAAATCTAGCGGAGAATTCTATGGGAGGAACAGAACTTCTTACCATGGAGCTATTTAAACGACTTCCTGATGAATATAAAGATTATTTTCAATTTGTAGTATCAAGAGTATATGAATTAGAAGATAAGCCTAGATTGTATTGGGTTCATGATTTAGCATTAGACCCAATTCATAGCTTTTTAACTGACTCTGATGGGATTTCTAAGTTTAAAAAACTTGTATTTGTTAGTCATTGGCAACAACAACAATTTAATACACTTCTTAAAATACCTTATTCTAAAGGTGTGGTCATTAAAAATGCTATTGACCCAATAGTCGATGCACCAAATTCCCGTCAATATAGGACAGATAGATTGCTACTCAAGAATCGTGTTGGTCCTTTACAATTGATATATTGTTCTACACCTCAGCGAGGTCTTGATGTATTACTTGGAGCTTTGGATATGCTTGATAGAGACGATTGGCATTTACATGTGTATTCAAGTTATGACCTTTATGGTTGGAAAGATAATGATAAGCCATTTGAATCGTTATTCAATACGATTGAAAACCATCCTAATATGACTAATTATGGAGCAGTTCCTTATGAAGAGTTACGAGAAGCATGGAAAAAGATGCATATATTGGCGTATCCATCAACGTGGCAGGAAACATCATGCAGAGTAGCAATGGAAGCAATGTCTGCTCATTGTGCAGTAGTCACATCTAATTGGGGCGCATTACCGGAGACTTGTGGTGAATATAGTTATATGTACACTTATACAGAAAACAAATTAGACCATGTAGAGAGATTTGCAGATATGCTTGAAGATGTAATGGATGATTATTGGTCTGAAAAAACACAGAAAACACTTGACAATGCTCAAGAATATGCGTATAATCATTATAGTTGGTCTAAACGCATAGAGCAATGGACTGGCTTTCTTGATAACCTTAAATATGAAATTGAAAATGAAGAGTATAACGACTAAAACGAAGAGAAAACGAGGTCGACCTAAAACAGTAGTTGAACGAACCCCGTTAAAGGTAAAACGTACTCGTAAAATTACAGAAGAACACCGTGAGGCATTACGAGAACGTATGGTTGAAATGCGTAAAAATCGTAAACCTGCTGAATATAAAAATATTCATCCTTCAGTTCTTGCAAAATCTGAAAATGATAAGTTATCTCATAAAAATGTTAAAGCATGGATTAAGGAAGCTAAAGAAACGGCATCGGCTCATGCAAAAAATGCTCGTAGTCGTACTATATCGCCTCAACAACAAGCACACGAATTGGCATTATCAGAATCTAAAAAGGCATACGTGAGACAAATGGAGCATTATTTAAAACGAGGTGATTGGATTTCTGATTTTATGGGACTGGAAGAGAATGAACGGACTCAATGGAGATGTGTATCAATGGCATATTATCCTGATGGTACACCAAAACGTACTGTAGGTATTTGGTATTCTGATATTGGTATGAAATGGGAAAAAGGTATGAAAGAAGAGTCCTTTAATAAGGTTGAACGGAAGTTCGACCCTCCTATTTCAATTACTGATACTATTTTTAGGAAAAATGAACATAAACTAGCATTATGATTTTAGTTGACTATAGCCAGATTGCGATTGCTAATATTATGCAATCCGTAAAACAAGGCATAAATGAAGATATCGTTCGCCATATGATTTTGAATACATTACGAATATATCGTAATAAATTTCATGTTGAATATGGTGAACTTGTCTTATGTTGCGATTATACTAATAATTGGCGTAAAAAAATATTTGAACATTATAAAGTACCTAGAAAGGTGCAACGTAAAAAATCAAATTTTGATTGGAACCATTTTTATTCAATACTAAATAATATTAGACAAGAGTTACAAGAAACATTCCCATACAAAATCGTTCATATTGACCATGCGGAGGCAGATGATGTTATTGCAACACTTGTTATGAACCGTAAAGAAAGACTGAATGGCGTAGTGACTGAACATGAGCCCGTATTAATATTGTCTAGTGATAAAGATTTTATTCAATTACAACGGTTTGAAAATGTAAAGCAGTATTCACCACTCAAGAAAAAATTTCTTAATACAGATAATCCAAAGACTTTTTTACATGAACATATTATTAAAGGTGATACTAGTGATGGTATTCCTAATGTTCTGTCTGCTGATGATACATTTGTTGTAGCTGAGAAACGACAAAAACCATTGTCAAAGAAAAAATTGGCAGTATGGTGTGAATTAGAACCAAAACATTTTTGTGAAGGTGAGATGCTACGTAATTATCAACGTAATGAAATGTTGATTGATTTGGCTCATATACCGTTAGACTTACAAGAACAGATCATGGACAAGTATTATGAACAACCAGAAAATGGCCGTTCAAAACTATTTAATTATTTTGTTAAACATAAACTTAAACATCTTATGGAAAACATAAGTGAATTCTAGGAGTAAAAATGCCAGCGAGATTGACCTCCGCAATTTTGAAACATGCTAATGATATTGAAAATATAGATGAGCGTGTAACTTGGCTACGAGAAAATGCAACTTATGCAGTTCGTGGTCTGATCAATTTTAATTATCATAAAATCAAATTTCTTTTACCTGAAGGAGAACCTGATTTGGAAGGTTTGAAAGTTAAAAAGGAGGCAGAAGATTTTATACTTGGAACAGAATTTTCACATCTTAATCATGAAATGAAAAAGATGTATTTGTTTTATGAAGGAGGACATCCAACATTGCAACAAAATAAAAGAGAATCGTTATGGGTTAATTTGATAACTGGTCTTCATGCTGAAGAACGAGATGATGTTTCCCATATGAAAGATAAAAAACTTCAAGAGAAATATCCTAATATAACTCAGGAAGTTGGATATTTAGCATTTCCTGAGTTGGTGGAGAAGCCGACCCCTCTCAAGGAGTTACTTCGAGACGATAAAGGACGATTTATTCAAAAAAATAAACCTAAGAAGAAGAGGAAACCAAAGTGAATGTAATAATGTTTTGCGCTGGCCTACATCCGGAGTTACGTCCTTTTACGGATTACAATCCAAAATGTCTACTCCCTATAAATAAAAAATCTATTTTAGACCATAATTTAAATTTATTAGAACAGTATAATTTTAAAAGTGTTATAGTTGTACAAAGTTTTTGTGCCCCTCAAATGGTACTTGCTTTACAAAAATATACTGGTATAGTAAATGTTAAACAAATTGCAGAAAGAACAATATTAGGAACTGCAAGGAGTATAATTAATTATACATTAGGTATAGACGAAGATGTAATAATTATGAATGGTGATAATATTTATGATTTTGATTTGAGAGAAATGTATGATTTTCATCTAAAAAGTCGAAATTCCTGTACATTGGGTATACATGATGTTACAAAAGGCGAAAGCCGTAAATCTGTAATTAAATTGACTGAACATGGTATGATTGATAGGTATATAACACGCCCTAATTTTAAATTTAAAAAACCAACGACTGTAAATGCTGAAATTTGTGTAATGAATCCGAAATTTCGGGCAAAAATTGATGTCAGAAAAGATTATGATTTTTGGACTCAGACATTAAAACGTAATTCGGATGATATTTGCCCATTTCGCATTAATGGTGTGACTAGTATTGACTCTGCGGATGAATATGCTAGGATACACAATACATATAATTCAATTGACCATTATTTTGCTGGTCGGGAAAGGTATTAATGCCGACATATGTTTATAAGTGCGAAAATTGTGACATTTCATTTGAAGAAAATGTAAAATATGAAAATAGAAATGTTCCTACAGAACATCCTTGTCAATCTCCCGCATGTGGTGGTAAAATAAATAGAATTCCTGCTATGCCTCTATTTGCTTATGATAATGTTGGACCAAATAAAAAACCTGACAAAGCATTTAATGATAAATTAAAGGAGATTAAACGGACTCATCG